TTTGTTGCGTGCGCAGCTCAAGCGCAACGTGGCACTTGAACAGGAAATCGCCGCACGCAAACAGGCAACATCTGAAGCCGAGAAGCTGGCCGCGTTCCAAGATAATCAAGCCTCGAAACTCTCTCAAGCGCAAGACGGATTAAACTCACAGCTAACCGGTCTAGGGCGGGGAGACAAACTCCGAGAACGCCTTAAGGAAGATTTGGCGATACGGAAGGAATATCAGTCCGAAGTCGACAAGCTGAACAAGCAGCTCAATATCGGGCAGATCAGCGAAGACCTATATCAGCAAGAGACTGACATTCTTGAAGAGAACCTTGCCTCCCGCCTTGTCATGCAACAGGACTACTACAACCAGGTTGACGAGGCGCAGTCGAATTTCTTCTTGGGGGCTTCCGAAGGATGGGCGAATTGGGCGGAAGAGGCTAGCGACTACAGCGCGCAAGCAGCCGAATTCGTTACTGGTTCTCTAGATGCTTTGAGCGACGGTCTAGCGGATACCTTTATGTCTATCCTCGACGGCACCAAGTCGGTAGGTGATGCTTTCTCAGACCTGGCGGCAACCTTGGTTAAGGAGATTATCGGCGCCCTCGTTAAGATGGCCGCGCAGTGGATCGTGTATCAAGGTGTGGTACTGCTGACCGGCAAAGCCACTCAGGCAAGCGCGGCCACCGCCCTGGTCGCGAATGCCCAAGCGACTGCTTTCCAAGCGTCGCTGGCGGCGTTTGCATCGACTGCAGCAATTCCTATCGTCGGACCTATCCTCGCGCCGGCGGCAGCGGCGAGTGCGGCAGCTTTCGCCGCACCCCTAGTGGCGGGCGTTGCCACTGCCTCCTTGGCGGGTATGGCACACGATGGTATAGATTCCATTCCCGAGACCGGTACATGGCTGCTCCAAAAAGGGGAGAGGGTAACCACGGCCAGTACCAGCGCCAAGCTCGATAAAACCCTAGAGGATGTGCAAAAGAGCAGAACAGGAAGCCAAGCGCCGCAACAAACTGTTAACATCATCGAAGACGCTTCCAAAGCCGGCCAAACTCGCACTCGTTTGGACGATGATGGTGTGTCACAATTGACCGAAGTTTTCGTGTCGCAGATTTACGGCGACGGACCGATTGGTGAAGCCATGCAGAACCGTTTCGGCTTGAGAGGGCAAGGGCAATGATTCCGAAATACCCTGAAGGGTTGCCGCTGCCCCTGCGTGACGGTTACGGGCTGGACAAGGTGAACCGCATTCGTTCCACCGAAATGGATGTTGGGCGTGGTGTACAGCGTTGGGAGTTTGACGACGCACCTGAAATGCCAACCGTTTCTTGGATTTTCACGGATGTCGAGTCGCGACTGTTTAATGCTTGGGTTAATCAAATAGTAAAGGCTGGGTGGTTTACAATCCGGCTGCTGACTGACATGGGTTTCGATGATGTGACGGCGCGGTTTAAGTCTTCCCCAGCACGCGCGGAACTGGTTGCTCGTTACTCTTGGCGATGGACTGCAACATTAGAAATTGAATTTGAACAGATGCTACCACCTGATTGGGTTATTATTTTGCCGGACTATATTTTGCACGCTGATATTTTTGACAAAGCACAGAACTGGGAAAAGCCAGAAGTTCTACCGGCACCCACAACGCAACGCACGGTAAGCGGCGGAGAGGCCCGAGTGGTGAACGGACTAGAGGAACGTGTCGTATGAGCAAGCGAATCAGTCAGCTAGACCCGGATGTATCGCCGGATGCAGGTAGCATCTTTGAAAGCGAGCGCGCAGGCGTGAGCTATCGCCTTACTGTTCCACAGTTGCAGGCATTAATCGGCGCATCACTGGCGCTGGCAGGTGCCCCAACAGCGCCGACCCCTGCCCCCGGTGATAGCGACACGTCTATCGCCACAACCGCCTTCGTCGCGAACTTGGGCAACAGCAAAGCGGATTTGGCGTCACCGACATTTACGGGCGACCCGAAAGCGCCGACTCCTGCACCTGGTGACAACGACACATCTATCGCCACAACAGCGTTTGTTGCGAACTCAGTCAGCAGTAAAGCCGATATCGCATCACCAACATTTACGGGTGATCCAAAGGCCCCAACGGCTACGGTTACAGACAACGACACGTCTATTGCTACAACAGCGTTTGTCGAATCGAAAATTGCGCAAAAGCGTGTATGGACTAGCTACACACCGAGTCTCACTGCCTCTAGTGGGACTTTTACTTCAGCCGCTGTCAGCGGTACTTACATGGTAGCTTTCGGCATCTGCTTCGTTCGCATCAACGTAGCCATTACAACCAAGGGTACGGGTACTACGCCTTTGGTAACGTTACCGTTTGCAGCTTTGGCGAATAGCGCTAACTTTTCGATACCTGGCGGTGAAGTCGCGGTGAGCGGCAAAGGGGCGGTTGGCCGCATAGTTGCGGGCCTGGACAAAATTCTAATCGCTGGGACTGATGCGTCTGACGTAGCTGTTAACGGGTCGAGCATTTTCATCATGGGATCATATCCAATCGCATAAGGGGCAGAATTTTGGGTACATTCTACAACACCGGTAACGCTGTCCCGTCAAGCGCCGTCAAGGATTTGTTTGACAACAGTTTGACCGAAGACGAATTCGTAAACAGCCCTTCGCTGACAGCGATAACCCGCACTGGAAAACAGATAAAGACTATTTCCGGCATGCAAAATGATGTAGCTAAAGCCATCGCAACTGGCGTGCTCATCTCTGTCGGGCCGTATGCGGCAGGTCTGACCGTTGGTAACTACAACCAATATTTTTCGTACATGGGCGAGTTTTATAAGGCCCTGCCAAGTACGCCATTGCCGTACACAATGACCGGTGTACCAGCAACCGACTTGCCGTTTTTCGGCTCGATTGGTGACGCAGCTTTGCGTGCGCAACTTGCCAGCTCTTTGCCGGGTAATGGCGCATCATTGGTTTACGGCGCGTTGCGCACGATGGCCACGGTTGCCGATCTGCGAGCTGCGACCGTGAATGACGGTAAAACTATATTCGTACTCGCACACCATGCCAATAGCTTGGGTGGCGGCATGTACAGGCTTGTTCCCGGCGACACCACCACCGCTGACGATGACGGGTATAGAATCACTGCGAGCGATGGCAGCCGTTACCGGCTTGATGTTACGCAAGGTGTCGAGCCTGAAGCATACGGCGCAATGCGCAACGGCGGCAATGACACGCCAGCGTTCCAGTCTGCCCTCGACTATGCGTTCACAGTAAAAATGCCCGTGGTTATGCAGGGCGGTAATTACGGGCTAGGTGTGAGTGCGATACCTGGCGCCACTTTTTGCCTATTGAATAAAGGCGTAAGCTTTATTGGTGTAGGTGCAATTAAAAGTACACTGCAACCAGTGGCCGGATTGTCCGCAAGCGTAGACTTCATGCAGTTACAACCGCAGTCCTCTGTTTTGGACTGGATCGAATTCAGGGATTTCCTGTGGTATCCGGGTGCTTTGGGTTCGCCCCTCGGTCGTCGCGGCATAGTCGTAAACATGTCAGAAGTAAGCAACGCGTCTTCTATTCTTTTTGACGGTGTGTACTTTGCGCCAGGTAATGACTACTCATTGGATTGGGTAACCAACGCAACTAATAACCCACAAGGCGGTCCAGCGAACTGCTTGTTTAATCGATGCCACTTTTGGGAAGGTGTGCGCCTTGTAAACAGCGGCGACAGCATCAACTTCAGACATAACGTGTTCCGTACGTCGCCAGGCTCTGGCCGCGTTGGCGTTCAAGCCGAGGGCATATCCGCTGGTGGGGGTCAACCAGCACAACTTTCCATCGAGTGGAACAACTTCGATTGCGACGGCGGTGCGGTGTGGCTGAAGAACGGCTTAAGCGCAAAAGTCCGTTACAACAATATTGAACAATCTCATGGGACTGGCAGTAGCTCTAGTGCAGTCGTGGACTTTGACGGTAACGCAAACCAGCTCGGTTACTGTGAAATTGTCGGTAACAATTTCGGTATATTTGGCACGGCTTCAGTGGGCCAGGCTATCCGTATCAATAACGCTGTTGGTACTTTAGTCGACAACAACAGGTTGCTTGCTGCTGGGCCGAGCTGGGCTACAAGGGCGATACTCATCACGTCCGCTGCTACAGACACAGCGATTGGTCGCAACGAAATAAGTGCAGGCTTCGGCTCAGCCATCCTTGACGCTGGTGTTGGCACTCGGGGGATACCTCGCGCAGTATCTCCGATCAACGGCTTTGGCAACTTTGGCAGCGGATACAAGTCTCTAACGGTGACTAAGAATGTTAACGGCGGGGCCACTTACGGCGGTCGAATGACGTGCCCAACGTCTGCGAGCGGTCTATTGTTCGCAAGCATACCGTTAGGGTTCCGTGTGCCTGTTGCTGAGCGTGTCGCTGCTACGTGCACAGCGGGCGGGACTATTCAACCGGCTGTAGTTGAGTTGCTGCCAGATGGTAGCGCTGTGTTCTACACCGCAGCGGCCAGCCCTACGGAGTTCAGTTTCTCTATAACAACTGGCGATTTGGGTTACGTCATAGGTGATGTGTGAGCCAAATCCTTGACGAAGTGAATGCGAGCGGCGGCAACGTCGCCTACATTCGTACGCTCGAATTAACCTGTAGCGCGTGGCCAGAATCGAAGTTCGTCTGCACCGGATTCCGCGATAAGGTTTTGGGTACGGAAGACGGCAGAACTCCTTTGTTCCGTGCTATCAACCTCGGTATTTCTCTACCCTCAAAGGACAACAAAGGGAGCCAAACCCTAGCGTTCGCGACTGATAACACGACCGGAGAAGTTTCAGAGCTTGTGGACTTGGCTGTCGAGGCGAACGCCACGGTCAACGTAATTTATCGGACCTACCTTTCGAATAATTTATCAGCCCCCGCAGAACGCCCGTACCGTCTCGTGGTACTGGGCGGCGAGCTGCAAGGGGTGATAGCCAACCTGCAATGCGGTTACTTCAACATTCTTTTAACCGCCTACCCGCGCCGATACCTAACGCCGGACTATGCCCCTGGGCTGCGGTACATCATATGAGCTGGATAAATGACTATCTCGACAATGCCCTGTACGTCGATGGTGGGCGCGGACCTGTTGAGTACGACTGCTGGGGCCTTGTTCGAGAGGTTCGGGCGGTGCATCTTGGTCGTGGCGAAATGCCGGTGTACGGTGAGTTGCGCAACAATAACCCGCGAGCCTTCACCAAAGCATATCGAGCCGAGTCGGCAAAGCTGCATCAGTGCGGGCCAAGACACGGAGCGATAGCTGCCGTCATGATCGGCAAAACCTGTGCGCATGTCGCGACGGTGCTTGAGATTGATGGCGCGTTGTGGATACTGGAAATCAATCCAGAAAAGGGTGCACGCAAGGTTCGGCTAGAAAGCTGGCAGCGTGACCATGTACAGGTGACTTTCCACGATGATTAAGATTTATAGCAGCGTGCTCGCAGGTGGTGCTGAAGAGAGTTACCCGATTGAGAGCCAACAGTCGCTGCTTGATTGGTTGTGCGCCAACGGTATTACCAGCACTGACCTTTCCCATCTTGAATCTAGGCCGCTGGCAATCTTCGTTGACGGTGAACCTGTGTTGCCGCGCAATTGGGCAAACACTGAGATTTATCAGTTCAGCGAAGTTGAAATGCTGCGAGTGCCTGAAGGTACTGATCCGTTCTCTATTACATTCGCATTGATCTTCGGCGCGCAAGCTGCATTGAAAGCGCTGATGCCAAAACTGCCAACACAGAAGGGGAACAATAACAGGCAGGGGCAAGGTCTCGATGAAGCCAACGCCAAGGGTAACAAGGTCAAACTCAATTCGATCAGAACACAATGCTTTGGGCGTAACCCCGCACGCTACCCAGACTTTGCCACGCCGAGCCGACGCTATTTTGCGGCGTATGACGAACAGCGTATTGAAATGTGCATGTTCGTTGGCGAGGGGTATTACGAAATCCCGGTGAGTCGCGTCAAGGTTGGCGAGACGCCGATGAACACCTTGGGCGACGACGCACGCTTCGCCATCTATCAGCCTGGAGAAAGTCTGGCGGCAGACCCTGCGCATTTGAACTGGTATCCCGCCCCAGAAGTCGGCCCAAGTTCTAGCGGATCTGCCGGCCTGGACCTGACGATATCCAGTGACATTACCGTATACGCGTCGGCATCAGCATTCACATTCAGTGCCAAGACAGTTGCAATTGCTGTGGGTTCTGGGAGTTTCCCGGCTGACTGGACTGTTGGCTTGCTATTGGTGGTCGGCGCGCCTTACCCGTATACCGTGGACGATGGCACAGGCACTGGCGGAAGAGACGTAATCAATGGCGACATTGCGCAACTGGCGATACCGAACGGTGCTGTCATTGAGATTCAAGGTAACAACGCCGGGACGTACGTCGTGTTCTCACAGACATCGTCAACGATGCAGCTGAATTATCTCGGTGGCACACCTGCGACTGGCCTGCAAATTGGCCCCGTAACGATGGTTATCGGATACCCCGGACAGCGGTATCGAATCACTGCAATCGCGCCACAGCTATTGACACTTAACAGACTATTGGAGAACGGTAGCATCGATACGACGTGGGCAGGTTGGACTGCGCGAACCACGAACCAAGGGCAAATCCGTATCGACGATTCAAATATGACTGGGGGATATCGTGGTGCATTCCCTGCATGCCCAGTCGGTGAGCTTTGCACGCATATCGAGTGGTCTGTTTTATTTTCAACGTTCCTCGGTATTGGGCGCGACGGCACTGAATACACAGTTACGAGTTCGCACCAATTTGAATACCGCGATATGGCCGTTGGCGGCGCTTGGACTGTGCTTGTCAAGACGATGAGCAATAACACCCTAGACTCCGGTGGTTACACGTTTCGCGAGGCGCTGCCCTACCCGATGCGTCCAGAATGTCGAATTAAGCGCTTGCCGAAAACTGGCGGCGCGAACTCGAACGAAGTCAAGGACGACAGTCAGTGGTACAGCCTCTTCGGTTTGCTCTACAACCGTTCGCCAGTGAGTTATGAAGGCATGACAATGCTGACCACTGACATTCGTGGTGGGGACCGTCTCAGCACAAGCGCGGAAAACCTTGTGGTGTTGGAATGCACGCGCAAGCTACCGGTGCTGCGCGGCGGCGCGTGGCAACCGATGCAGGCAACTCGCGAGATATCTGCAACCATCGGGCACATCTGCCGCGACTCTGGATACTCAGATACCGAGGATCTGAACATCGCCGAGCTTGAACGTCTTGAGTATACCCGCTGGACGCCACGCGGCGAGTACTACGACAAGATCATAACCGACCAAGACACTGTGAAAGGTTACCTGCTGGAAGCTCTTATTCCAGGCATGGCTGAATTAACCATTGACCGTGGGGTGTTGACGCCAGTTCGAGACGAAGCCCGTGGTGAGTCGTTCGACCACATCTATAACCCTCGCGTAATGCTCAAGCCGATGAAACGGAACTTCACAGGGCCTGGCCTGCCGGATCAATTCAATGGCGTCGATGTCGAATATTACGACCACATCACCAAGCAAAACGAAACTGTTCAATGCCGCTTGCCTGGCGATGCCGGGACGAAGGTCAAGAAGGAAAAGCTCGAAGGCGTTGGTGACCGCACACGCGCTTGGCGTTACGGCATGCGCGTTCGCAGAGCCTACCTGTACCGTCAAGGGTCGTACGAGTTTGAGACGGAGCTTGCAGGCCTGAACAGTGCGTATTTCTCATACGCTGGTCTTGGTGACTCGACCCCGAAGTATGGACAGAACGCTGAACTTGTCAGCTACCAACCGGGTTCACCTGTGCGCCTCGGCGTATCCGTGGCACTAGACTGGTCGAAGCCTGGCACATACAAGGTCGTGGTGCGGCGCAAGGATGGCACAGCGGCGGGGCCGTACATTGCCACGCGGGTTGATGACAAAACGTTCACTATCCCATCGCTGGACTTCGTGCCAACGTTCAACGATGACGGGGCGATGAACGCCATAATCCAGTTCGGACATTCCGACAAATGGATCTACCCGGCGATCATCACCGAAGTCGTACCCAAAGGTGTAAAGACCTGCGCGATGAAGGCGGTTAATTACGACGTGCGGATGTACGCCGACGATGATGCCTTTCCGCCAGCGTGATACACTGCCGAGCATCTTGAACCGACCTCACGAGGCGCCGCGATGTTCGACCAGTGTATCCGCGATGCGACGCTATTCTGCTTGATTGCAGCAGCGATCCACCCATGGGCAGCAACCGGAGCAGCATTCGGTTGCTGCTTTTTTCTTGCTGCACCGATGGCGACCACGGGTTGGCAACGGCTTAAACTCGGATTGTTCTCCTTCGGAATAGGTTACGCCGGTGGCGTCTTCTGGTATGGCGGCGGCCCGCCATGGAGTGAGAAAGCCATGCTCGTCGCCGCGGCACTTTCAGCCCTAGGCGCTGTCATCTTTACAGCCTTCTACTACGTGATCGACAAGAGTGGCCCTTTGCCAGCTTGGCTCGAGTCTATTCTCGATCGTATCCCGATGTTCAAACGCCGGAGCGACACCGATGGTTGAGTTTGATGCAATCCTGACAAGTGCCCGAGTGTTGTTGCACCTCGGGGTAGCTCTAATCCTACTCTCTTACCACCCGCATGGCGCGCGTCACCGGCTTGCGGTATCTCTGCTCGCTACCCTAATGGCCGCCAGTAATCTAGGACTTGGGGTGGCACTCTTGGCTGGTGCGTTAGACCCTCGATCGATGGGCGGACAGTGGCTCCACATCGGCGCTTTGATATCCCTCTTCTGCCTGATCCTCATGTGCCGCGGTAATGTGGCGAAGATGATCCCCAACCGCTCACATGGTGCCCGCTAATGGAAGCGTCTAGTCTAGCCTCTGCGATGAACAT